GACCCGCAGCACCATCAGCGAGACGCTGCGCAAACGCCAGCAGTGCCACGACCTGCGCGCTGCAGGCCACAGCCAGCGCCAGATCCAGGAGGCGCTGGACGTCGGCCGCGCCACGGTCAGGGACTGGTTGTCGAGGCCCCGCCCCACCGATGAGGAGGTGGCAGTCCTGCCGGCCAACAAGGTTGACGTGACGGGGCAGGTGGGCTTCAAGTCCAGGTTTGATCCTGAGCTGTTTGCCGAGCTCCGCGCCGAATCCGAGCGACAGGGCGCGCCGATCAATAAGGTGCTGGGGTGCAGCGTCCGGCTGTACCTGGACTGCATGAACCGGGCCCGCGCTGGTGGCGGAGAGCCGGTCAATGTGATGGGGTGGCGCTGATGTCTCTCACCGCCTACAGGGAGTTCATCGCGTCCAAGGGCATCGCCGCTCAGTCGGCCGGATTCCCCATGGCCCAGCAGTGGACTGACCTGTTTCCGCATCAGCGCACCACTCTGCAATTCGCCTGTGAGAAGGGCCGGTCTGCCGCCTTCCTGGATACCGGATTGGGCAAGTCTCGGATCGAGGCCTGTGCCGCCGAAGAGTTCAGGATCGCCAGCGGCAAGCCCTCGCTGATCCTGACGCCGCTCGCCGTCGCCCGGCAGATGCAGCGGGAGTGTGAGTCGGCAGGCGTTGAAGCCCGCGTGATCCGTGAGGACGCCGAAGTGTGGCCCGGCGTCAACATCGCCAACTATGAGCGACTGCCGAGGCTTGATACCAGCCGATTCGGTGGCGTGGTGTTGGATGAGAGCAGCATCCTCAAATCCTTCACCGGTCCTACGAAGCGGATGATCTGTGATGCCTTTGCTGACACTCCCTACCGACTAGCTGCCACTGCCACCCCGGCGCCTAACGATCACATGGAGCTAGGCAACCACTCCGAGTTCCTGGGCCTGCTGGGCAGCATGGAAATGCTCTGCCGGTGGTTCGTCAACGATACCGCCACGGCCAGCCAAGAGTGGCGCCTCAAGGGCCACGCGCAGCATGACTTCTGGCGGTGGGTTTCGTCATGGTCCAGGGCCGCCACTCTGCCATCTGATCTGGGCGGTGACGATTTGGGATTCGTGCTGCCGCCGCTGCGGTATCACCTGCACACCGTGCAGGCCGACATCTCGACCGACGTACCGGATGGGATGCTGTTCCGCATCCCCGATGGGTCCGCTACCACCATCCACAAGGAAAAGCGCCTAACGCTCGACGATCGGGTAGAGGCCGCTGCTGCCGTCGCCAACACGGCCACCGGTGCGGTGATCGTGTGGTGTGAAACGAACGACGAATCACGGGCCCTGGCCAAGGCCATTCCCGACGCGATCGAGGTGCATGGGTCCATGCCGCCGGATGCAAAGGTTGAGGCCCTCGACGCATTCACTTTCGGCCAGCGGCGGGTGATCGTCTCCAAGCCGAAGCTCGCTGGCCTGGGCCTGAACTGGCAGCACGCCTCGACGGTGGTGTTTGCCAGCGTCAGCCACAGCTACGAGCAGCACTACCAAGCCGTGCGCCGTGCGTGGCGATTCGGGCAGACCCACCCAGTGGACTGCCACGTGGTGATCAGCGACACCGAGGCGTCGATCTGGTCAAACGTGCAGCGCAAGGCCACCGACCACGCCCGCATGAAGCAGGCAATGGCGAAAGCCATGGCCGGATTCCAATCAACCGCCAGCAAGGCGGTCTATGTCCGCACCCCCAAGGTCACACTCCCCGATTTCCTCCAATGAAACCCGACTATCAAGGCGACAACTGGGCCATCTATCTGGCCGACTGCATCGAAGTGATGAGCGGCCTGCCAGATGGCCTGATTGATCTGTCGATCTTCTCCCCGCCGTTCTCCGACCTTTTCGTTTACAGCGAGAGCGAGCGTGACATGGGCAATTGCGGCAGCCATGCCGAATTTATGGATCACTACGGCTTCTTCTGCGATGCGTTGTTCCGTGCGATGAAGCCAGGCCGGATCGTGTGCGTTCATTGCTCCGACTTGCCGGCACGAAAGGGGAAGGACGGATTTATCGGCCTGCACGACTTCGGCGGCGATCTGATCCGCGCCCATCAGGCGGCCGGATTCGTCTATCACGCCCGCTGCACCATTTGGAAGGATCCCGTGATCGAGATGCAACGCACCAAGGCGCTGGGCCTGCTCTACAAGCAGCTCAAAAAGGACAGCAGCATGAGCCGGGTGGGGATGCCGGATTACATGCTGTTCTTCCGCAAGGATGCTCCCAACCCTGACCCGATCACGCACCAGCCGGAGGATCTGCCGGTCGGCCAGTGGCAAGAGCTGGCGTCCCCTGTATGGATGAAGGTGAACCAGACGAAAGTGCTGAACGGCCGCATGGCCAGAGGGCAGGAGGACGAGCGCCACATCTGCCCGCTGCAACTGGATGTGATCGAGCGCTGCCTCACCCTCTACAGCAACCTAGGCGATCTGGTGTTAGACCCCTTCAACGGCATCGGCAGCACCGGCTACAAGGCCGTGGAGATGGGCCGGCGCTACATCGGCGTGGAGCTGAAGCCGGAGTACGCGAAACAGGCCGCCAAGTTCCTGGAGTCGGCTGAGCAGAGCAGCGGGCGACTGTTCGACGTGCTGCCCCCAGGGGATGCAGAAACGGAACCTATGCAGTAGGATTCCAGCACACCAGCAGAGCCGAGCGAGCCGCTGGTGATCCCACAGCATTTCCCACCATGAAAACCGTCCTCACCACCGACTGGGCCCCGCACGCCGAGGCCCTCGCCCGGCGCCTGGCCCAGGTTTGCGCCGTCGTCTACGTCGCCGGCTACGTCACCGGCGCCTGGCTCCACCGCCTCAACGACAGCATCACCGCCCTGCTGGTGCGCATGCCCCAGCCGGCGCCAGCCCCCGCTCCGGTGCCGGTCCAGCGACCGATCGTTCAGCGCCTGGCCCCGGCCGCACCGCCGGCTGCCATCGCCCCGCCCCGCGACCCCATGGCCCGCGCCGTGGCGAAGGTTCTCAGCGGCATGAGCCAACGCCAGGCGGCCGCCTTGTGCGGGGTCAGCCGGTCGTCGCTGCAGCGAGCGCTCAGGGGCTGACCACCACGGCCCGCCGGAGCCCATCCGGCACCCATCCACTAGCTTTCCCATTGTGCCTACCACTACTCGCGCAAAGCGGCCTGCAACAAAGGCAAAAAGCATCAAGAAGCGAACGATTAGAGCGGTAACAATGCAAGAAATTAAAGAAATGCAGCTGCTTCGGGCGTTGGGAATGAAAATAAAACAAGTGGCGCTTTTGTATAATCGGAATGTAGCTACAGTATGGTCATCCACCTACGGGTTTCAAGAACGATTCCCAGCCCAGCATGAATGGGCGCAAAAACAGCCCAAGCAATGACTGTCCAGCATCATCCACCCACGGAGACACCAATGAGCACACCGCATCGCGCCACGCCTGAGCAGTGGGCAGACCAGGAGAAGTGGGCATCCCCGCCCGACTCTGACCCTTACGCCCTGTGCCTCCTCGAACTCCGCGACCGCATCGAAGCGCTGGAGGCCACCCAGCACGCACATGCTGACGTGTCTCGCATGATGTGCTCGAAAGAGTGGAAGCAGTTCTACGCGGAGCTGGCCAAGCCGGCCGATTGGCGACCGCTCAAGATCGAAACCACCTACGGCAGCGAGCCCGCCGCCGATGCTGCGCAGATCCTGAGCCCCCGCATGGTTGTGGATGGCACCTTCGAGCACGGCGGCGAGACCTACCGGTTCAAGGCCAACCCTGAGCGGGATGATCAGCTTGTCCCCGTGCGATCCGCCGACTCGCTGGTGGAGAGGGTGGCGTGCGCCATGCACCCTGACAGCTTCAGCCCTGGGGAATCGTGGGCAGCTGAAGCGCGCGTTGCGATTCGCGAGGTGGCGGCGTGGCTGCGGACGTTCCCTGAGATACGAACCACTCCCGGAGGCGTGGCAACCTCGCTTGATGACGAGGCCGACCGATGACCACCCCCCTCCGCCCCTGGCGCGTCACCACAACGCTCGGCACTGTCGAGGTCATGGCCGCCACCCTGCAGCAGGCCATCCTCTCCGGCTTGGAGCTGACCGGGCCCAAGGCGCGCCTGGTCCGGTGCGTCAAGGAAGGGGAGTGGTGATCAGATCTCCCAGTCAACCCGCATCGGTTTCGGTCTCTTCCCGCCGCCTTTGTTGCCGTATCCCTTGCCTTTGGGCATGATCCTGCTGCTGTTCAGCTCATTCTATCCACTTATCCTGATTTACCATGGCCACCTGTTACGCAATCACTGAAGGCGAGTATTCGGATTACAAAGTGCTAGCGGTTTTCAGCACAAAAGAATTGGCAGAGAGGGAGCTTCCTAAGTACGGCACTGCGCAATGCCCGGCTGAAATCGAAGAGTTTCCGTTTGACCCTGAAGTGCCAGCGCCTCCAGCTGGAATGGCGGGGTTCTACTGCGGCACAGATTTCCACGGCAGCGTGTTTGCTAATGCCAAAACCCCACACGAAATGGCCAAAATGGCCAAAAACGGAAACATCGGGGATGTTCGTCCTGCCGGTTTACGGGAAAAGGAATACTGCGTCACCCTCTGGGCCCGCAACGAAGAACACGCCATCAAGATCGCAGCCGAAAGGTTTGCCCGTCAAAAGGCGATTGACGCTGGCATTGCCTGCTGATTACATTCCCGGCTCGTCGCACTCCGACGGGCCCCGCTCCGGGCGATCAGCCCCAGCAGGAAAGCTGATGCCACGGCGGGTGACCTCCTGGCGGAACAGCAGCATCGCCCGTTGCAGGTCGTTGTGCGTCGCCTCGACGCCGCCGCCCTGCACCAGCCACACGGGCATGCCGTCGCGGATGACCAGCTCAGCCGTAGGTGGGTAGCGCTCCATGCGTCAGGTTAGGCGCGGTGCTTGGGTGCCCATCACTTCACCCCTAGGATCACGTAGGTTTTGCCCTGCCGGAACTGCCCTGCGCTTCGCGGGTCGATCCTGGCGCCAATGGCCCCGACCACAAGATCGGGCAGCCCGTCTCCGTTCACATCGCCGACAAGGGCCACACTGCTGCCTAGATAGTCGGCCCCTCTCTCCCCGACATAATGCCGGCTGTTTGGGGACAGGTTGATAGGAGTAGCAGTTTTCTTGCCGTAGACGACATAGGCTTTCCCAGGATCAATCCGCCGGCCATTGTTGGCCTTTGGTGCTCCGATCAACAGGTCGTCAAGTCCGTCGCCATTGATGTCACCGATGCCGGCAATACTGGAGCCAGCATTATCTGCCCGTGCCTCGCCGTTGACCACGAACCCGCCGCCCCTGCCCTGATTCAAGGTCGCCAGATTCACAGGAGCAGTCGAAGGCTTGCCGTGGACGACATAAACCTGGCCACCGTTGTAGGCGGTGGCACTGCTCCCCAGTGGCGCTCCGATCAGCACATCATCGAAGCCGTCACCGTTCACATCCCCGGCAGCGGCAACACTTTGCCCGGTGTAGCTGAACAGCTGGAACCCGCTGATGGCGAACCCACCTTGGCCCCGTGCGACGTTGGAGAGGTTGACTGCGCCTGCAGACCGTTTGCCGAACACCACGTAAGACCGACCCTGGCCAAGGCCACCCTGCCACGGTGAGCTGACGACCAGATCGGCCAGACCATCGCCGTTCACGTCGCCGACACCAGAGACAGCCCAGCCGGCGCGTTGATTTGGTCCTTCTGAGTTAATCGCAAAGCCCCCGCGATTGGCGGCGACATCGCGGAGGTTGACTGCGCCTGCAGACCGTCTGCCGAACACGACGTAGGCGCGGCCGGTGCGATTGGCGTGGAATGGTGCGCCAATCAGCAGATCAGTTAGACCATCTCCGTTGACATCGCCAGCAGTCGCAACGCTGAACCCACTCTGGCCTCCGTTGCTTTCACCGTTGATGGCAAAACCACCCTGGCCGGCGGCGACGTTGACGAGGCCGGCCGCTTCGGTTGAAGCCTTGCCGAACACCACGTAGGAGCGGCCGGCATCGCGGCCAGTGGTGGGGTCGCTGAATGGCGCTCCGATCAGCAGGTCAGCGAAGCCATCGCCGTTCACGTCGCCAGCAGCCGCGACACTGAACCCGGCGCGCTCTGCGCCGCTGCCGTTGATGGCAAAGCCCCTGCGGCCGGCAGCGACATCGGACAGGCTCATTGCTGCCGGTCGAGTGGCTTGCCCGAACACGACAAACGCCTGGCCGTTACCGCGCTGGCTGGGTGCGCCGATGAGGATGTCATCAAGTCCGTCGCCGTTCACATCCCCAGCAGTGGAGACGGAGAAGCCAGAGTAAGTCTCTCGGCCGTGGCCATTGACCACGAAGCCGGCCGCTGTCCCGATAGGCGCAGCGACAGCAGCGCTACCGAGGGTCGCAACAAGGAGAAGGGAAAACAGAGATCGAGAAAGTGTCATGATTGTTTACCGGGAAGAAACACAATAAAAGTGTAAAAGAGAAACGCGCAAAAAAACGGCAGCAATATAATTTTAATGACCATTTGGGACTGTTCAATAGTGGCGTCAATCATGGAGTCACCTCCGGCACCGGCAGGGCGTGATGGGGGAGCCAGTGGGTGTAGCCCCGCTTGCGGTACACCCTCCCCAGATCGCTGCTGAAATGGCCAATGCTGAGTTGCGTCCACTCCCATCCGCCGTCAATGTCCTTTGCGGCCCAACACCAGGGGTCGCAGTCAGGTTCATCAGGCCACGGTGCGCAATCCTCCGGCCCCGGCATCCCCTCGCTCACCGGCACCGGCTTGACGGCAGGGCGGCCCCAGCGGCTGCGAAGGATGTTGCGGGCGTTGTCCACCACTAACTGCAGTGAGTCACACCCCATAACCGGACGCCACCACGCCATCCCGACCATCTGCGCCCCGTCTGCACTTCCGTCGTCAGGTTCGTAGGCCGGGTGGAGCAGGGCGCTGGTCATGACGGCGGGCGGCCCCTCCGGCTCGATGGCGGGGCGGCCCCAGCGGGCCAGGGCTTGCTGCTGAGCAAACCAGACGATCTCATCGATGCCCAACTCGTCCCAGCTATTGGCGGCATCAGCCTGAGCGTTCCATGCGGTCTTCAGGTCGTCAGCGCTCAGCAGCTCCTCATCTGTCGGCTCCTCCGGCTTGGGCTGGGTCAGGGCGGTGCGGGCGCGATACATCAGAGCGTCCTCGGCCTCCAAGCAGAAGCCATGTTCGCTTATTGCTCGCTGAAGCTGCTCAACCAGCTCAGCGCACAGGGCGCGGTAGTCGGGGGCGGTCATTGCGGTTTCGTGGCGGTGGGTTGAGAGGCCTTGATCCGGCGCCGCAGCCGTCGCGCCCAGGCCCAGGCCGCACTAATGCCCAGCAGGGGCAGGGGGGCAGGGACGGCGGGCAGAGGTGTCGAGGCCGTTGGCGGGGGATCCGGAATAACCGGATCGGGGAGGGCCGGCAGAACGGTGGGATCGAGCGTGCCTGCAGGCTGGGCGATTGCCGCGAACCCCAGAGGGGCAGGCAGCGATGCGGGGGCGTGGCACTGGGCCAGGAAGGCCAGGACGGCGCCGAGCAGCAGGAGGCGGATCATTGCTGGGCCTCCAGCTCGGCGGCGATGGCGAAAAAGGCGGCGCGAATCTCAGCCCGTTGAATGGCTTTGTGCCAATGCTTGGTGCCACGGGCGTTCATAATCAATTCCTCTTCCGGCACCACCTGATCCGCAACGGCGCGGAGGGCGGCGGCGAGGCCCTCGCGAACCTTGTACGTGGAGCCGCAAGCGGCATGGGCGAACTCATTCAGCACCGCCTGCGCTGCGGGGGAGAGGTCAGTCATCGCTGCCCCCCCACCGCCGGCCGGTCCTGCGTGAGCAGCTGCAGCACGATCGGAGCGCCCACGAACACCACGGCACCCACGGCGGCAAACAACGCCATGGTCGCCCTGCTCCGGCGCGGTCGGGGACTTATGGATGGGCCTCCGCCGCTCACCTCATCATCCATGGATCGCCTCCTGCAGCTGCAGCTGCTGATCCCGGGCGATCACTGCCCCGCCGATCAGCAGGGCAAAGACGGCGATGGCTACCGCCAGCCAGCTACGGCTGCGGCTCCACTCGGACGACCTCCGCTGCCGGGATCTGCTGCTCAAAGTGCGCGGCGATCGTTGCGGGCGACCACCCTTCAGGGACGACCCATTCCGTGGTGCGGTGTTCATTGTTCGGCTGCAA